TAACTTTTCCTTGAATATTTGGTGTATTGAACCTAACTGTCTCATTATTAGACTCTTCAATGTATTTGTTGTAAATAGAAATTATCTTTTCATCTCTACTTTCAGATATAGTAACGACTTTATCATATTTTAAAACAAAAATATCATCATCAGCTAATTCCAACCATGCTTTAACTTTAACATAGGATGCTCCACCAGGATGATTAATCATATTCATAACTACAGGATTATGAAGAATAAGACTGGGATTTACATCACCACTTTCTTCATCAACACAAGTTAATGCTAGGATTTCTTCCCCTGATATTAATTTAATTATAGCGTAGAACTCTTCTCCCATTAGTTTTTCAGTGGTATGTTAACTATATCATAATTGAATTTTTCTTCGTTATAGACTTTAATCCTCTCTATTAAATGATTAAGTGTGTAATTTTTTCTAGATTTATAACGAATATCATCAGCAATGTCATATAGAGTTGCTTTGGATTTATTATCTCCTTTTCTTAAGACTCTTCCAATTGACTGGAGATTCCTAATTCTAGACTTAGACGGAGAAGCAAAAATGACGTTGTGAAGGTTTTTAATATTAATACCTGTGGAGAATGTTCCATAAGACGCTACAATGATTGCATTATCTTCTCTTTCAGTGATATCACGAACCTTTTCTCTATCTTGGGTATCTACACCACCATGTACAAAGAATACATGACGACTATCACTTGTATTATTATTTATCATTTCATATAATGGTTGTCCATGCCCTTCTACTCTTGCATAAAGAATCAATGTGTTTCCTTTAAGATCAAGTGCTAAATTTTTAATAAAGTTGTTTCTACGTGTGTGTCCGATAATATACTTAACTTCTTCTTCAAATGTTTCAAATTTATTAGGTGGGTGTTTCAATAGAAGTACATTGATATCCAGTTTCGCCAAATGCCCCTTCTTCATTAGCTCGTCAGTTTTTATGATCTTATAGGAAGGACCAAACAATCCCTCAAGAACCCATTTATGTGTTTGTGATCCATCAAGAGTTCCTGTAAATCCGTAACGATATTTTGCATCCGAAAGTTTTGTCATTATAGATATAAGTGATTTACTTTTGAACTGGTGAGCTTCATCCCCAATAACAACAGAGAATCTCTCAAAATACTTTCTGGGGAGTTTGTAGATTGATTGCCACGTAGTGATAATGACTTGAGAGTTTGTCTCTCTTTCTTTACCAGCGTATATCTTGTGACAAAATGAGCCTACATTCCAGCCATAGTCTTCAAAGTCTTTATACATCTGCTCTACTAGCGAAGTCGTCGGAACAACTATCAGAATATTTTCTCCTTTCTCTACAAAATAGCGAGAAATCCCATATATCATTAGGGATTTTCCAGAGGCAGTTGGGGATATTAACAACTTTCTATTATACCTTAGAGCGTCGTATATTGCTTCAATCTGATAATCTCTAGGTTTGTGTCTAGATATTCCTTTAACGTAATCCTTTACACCTTGCTTTGAAATCATTTCATTGACTTCAAATGGAGGACCATAATGTTTATTATCTAAAAATTCGTAAGTATATCCATGATCTTTACAGAATTGAACTATCCTATCTAACAACCCAACATATATTTCTCCTTTCTGAGTATTAAATAATCTTATCTTACCGTCCCAAAATTTCTTCTTATAAGCAGGTGAGAACTTTGCTCCAGGTACTTCAAAAGTAAACTGATCTGCTAATTCATAATATACATGAGGTTCTGCTTTCACACACAGAAACACCTCATTTTTCTTTATAATAACCAAGTGTGACATGAATCTGTCTCATATGGTTTTATTTATCATCCAAATCCTGACTGGAATTTATGCCATTCTATAGCATTTTTTATCTGATATGTTCTATTACCAAGTGCTCTAATTATTTCTTCTAAGAATTTTAAAGTAGCATCATAATATCTTATCTTCATATCTATCTTAGTAAGCTTCTCATCTGCTTCTAAATGCCTCTGTATTGCGTCTTTTTCCCTAACCTTATACGGAAATGGTTCTTCGGCATATACCTCTGCTGGTGCTTTACCAGTATAGAAATTATATCTTTCTAATCTTATTTTACTATGTTGCTCTCTTGCACGTTCACGCAATAGAGTAACAGTATTATAAACGGTATAATACTTTGCGTGTAATTGAGGAGTTTTTAACGATTCATTATGTAGATTATCAGGGTCAATGACAGCATCTCGCTCCCACATCTCCTGAATTTTATCAAGGTTCATAAGGGTGTTCTATGATCTGGTTTTACTATATTATACACAGTATACTTGAAAGATGCCTCTGCTGTAAAGAAGTTAATATCTGTTTCCGTTGAATCAAATTCTAAAGATGTTATTGATGTTGGAAATAAATCATTAAATTTTACAATAGCCATTGTTTGAAAATTAGAATTTAAAATTCTAAGAGATCCATCACTAAACTGTTCATTCATATCTCTCTGACTTTCTTCATCAGTAGTTTTATCAATAAACTGTTGAGGATTTTCTGGAAAACCAAGACCAGTTAACCAATTATGAATTGACATATAATTCTCAAGATTTTCATCAACTAAAAATCTTAAGGAGAAATCACCATATTGTAATTTCTCACCAGGAACATCAATGTCTTTTAGATATCCTGGTTGTATTACTGTTCCAAGTACTATCTCTGGTATTCTAGCAGAGTTTGAGAAAAATGACGCTTTTGGAAATTTAGCTAGGTCAAATTTAAATCCTACTGGTGCAAGAAAATTCCTATTCTGTATTTGATTTGCAAAAGCCGACATTTATTAATTCCAAAGTTTGTTTATTTTTGCTTCAAGATCAAGAATCTTATCATGGTCAGAACCACCAGAACCTCCAGATGATTGAAGTGCTTTAACTGCCTTTTCAAGAGCATCAAGTCTATCATCAACTTTTTTCTGTGTTTTACCAGTAGGAGTTGGATGTGCTTGTGCTTCTAATGCTTTAAGTCTTGCTTCCACTTCTACATCATACTTAGACATAGCTGCTCCAGATGCAGATTTCCCTGCTGTTCCTTTAGACATTTTACTGACCTCAAAATATTCTATATGTTTTATTTAGACAAGAAAAAAGACCCTCCGAAGAGAGTCTTTTTAAGAAGTATGTAATATGAATTACATTAGGTTGTTAACACGTACTCTTCTGTAGTATGCGTTAGCGTTGGCGTTAAGAGCACCTGAACCTTGAGTAGTTCCTTGTGCGAATGGGTTTGCTACGATTCCGTAACGAGTCTTAAAGCCAATTTTTGGCTGGAAGGTGTTCTCACCAACTGCACGAACCATCTGTAGAGGAACGTAAGGGCAATAGAACAGACCAGCATCGTAAGGTGAAGAACCTTTGTATCCAGCAACGTAGTACTGAGCAGCAGCAACGTTAGCAGCATAAGGGTCGATGTATACCTTGAACTTACCGCCAAGAACACCAGCAAATGTATTGCCTGTGTCATCAACGTTAAGGTTAGCGTTAAGAGCAGGAGTATAATCCAATACACCAGCCATAGTTAGAGCACTTGCAACGTCTGCAGAGCAGAGGATTACATTACCCTTCCCACGACGAGTCTCTTGGGCGATTGCGTTAGCATCACGCTCAATTTGGAAGATTAGACCCTTGAATTTCTCAACTGACCACCTACCATTACTATCAACGTCTAGGTCGAAAGTACCAGCAGATGCTGTGTTTGCTTGAGCACCAGACTTAGCAGTTCTGTAGATAGTTCTGATAACTTCACGGTTAATTTCAGCAAGAATCTCTGTAGAGAGAATGTTTGCTAATTCCGCTTCAGCATTCAGACCATGAATTGCTTTCAAGTCCTGAGCGAGCTCTAGTGAGTACTCAGCTTTTAACGCACGAGACTTAGCGGTAACTGTGACCTTCTCGATTGAGAATGCCATCTGGTTGAAGTTATCACCAGAAGTACCTAAATCTTCAGCGTCGTCGGTACGCATACCTTGACCGACTGTGTACTGAGTTGCGGTCTGTGAACCCTCTGGGTTAAGAAGACCTGGGTTTGTTCCCTGTTGTAGGGTAGAACCGATACCAACTGAAGCACCAGTCATGCCGTTGGTAACGTCGAAGCCTTCATTCTGGCCAGAGAAGGCTGAATCTGCTTCATCGAAGAATGCTTCAGTTCCACTATTAGAAGTGTAACGTGAACGCATTGCGAAAATAAGTCCTGTTGGTCCGTTCATTGGTTGAACACCAGCAAGGTCATAAGCGACCAAGTTAGGCATTGAACGACGGATTAAGCTAATCAGAACGGGGTCGAAACCTGCGGTTGGACCTGTTGCTGTAGCACTTGCACTGAAACCAGCATTAGAGCCAGATGCAGTACTGTTTGTTGGTGTCTCAGAAAGGAATTCTCTTTCTTCCTTAATAGACTGTTCTTGGTTCTCTAGAAGAACTGCGGTGACCATTCTACGATGACTGTCCTTAATAGGATCAAGACCTTCGTAGTCTAGTAATGGTGCCCACTTTTCCTGCAGAGACTCCTGATTAATAGGGGCTTGCATTTTACCTTTTTTAAAAGATTTGGGTTTGAAATTTATGATTTAAAAATCATTTCTTGGAAACTTTACTCAAAGTCTGAAGATATCTGTCCATAGAAGCACTAGGTGCGTTCTGATAGGAAGTAGATTCTTTTTCTTCAGATAGGTTCTCTGAGTCGTCTCTCTGGATGCCAGCGTTCTCAGGGAAATATGACTTCCGAAGAGTTACTAGTTTCTCACGATAGGATTCTTCACTTTCAAACTCAACGTTTTCTGCAAGAGATGCGAACTTGTCCTTTTGACTAAGGGCAAGACCTTCAGCTACATCAGCAAATATTACATCTGCAGATGATTCAGCTAGTCTCTTATTGAGCGAAACATTTTTCTCTATTTGCTCATTGAGTTTTGCTTCCATTTCATCAAGTTTATCTACCATGCTCTCGATAACATTGTATTTTTCTTCAGGGATAGTTACATAATGTTCTTCAAAAAGACTCTTCATTCCTTCTAGGAATGATTCTGTCATTTCGGTCTTAAGACCATGCTCAACTGCGAGTTGATTTTCAGCAACCCACTCGTCGGCAACATATTCTAAGTAAGAATCAACACGATCTGTTAATTCTTCTTTGATTGAAGCAACTTGCTCAATCAAATTCTCTTCGTGCTCAGCCTTAACTTGCTCTTTCATTTCAGCAACTTTAGACTTGATAGCAGCTTCAAAAATAGTACGTGCTTTATCTTGATTTTCTTCAGATAATTCAAGACCAGCAACAAGAGCACTGAGGTCTTCTTCGACATCAATCTTCTCTTCTACTACTTCTGCTTCAGTAGTTTCTTCTTCAGCAACTACTTCATCCGTTGATGTTTCTTCTTCTGAAACAACTGTTCCTTCTTCATTAGCAGGATCTTCAGAAACAACCTCTTGGTCTGCTTCCAATTCTACTTGATCTCCAGCGTTTTGAAGTTTTGCACCTGGCTTAACATCTCCAGACTTCTCAGCAGACTTAGCACCTTTGTTTACAACATCTGAAACTGTTTTCAGAGTTGCTCCAGGTGTTTTTAGTTTTGCTGAATCGTCATCAGGCTTATAGTTCTCAGGAGTAGGACCGCCAAGGTCTTCTACTGAGCCACCATTACCAGGGGTAATACCAGCTACCTTTTCTTGAGGCATTGCTGGTTTAGCACCCTTGGTTACTACGTTTTCTTCGATGTTTTCCATGTCTTGTAAATCTGTACCAACGGACATTTTTGTTATGATTAGTTAATTAATCTGTATTTATTTATAGATCTTAAAGATTTGATAGAAAATCGTTGAACAGTTCCAACTTCCTTTCATCTAGCCTTTTTTGATCGACAAGAGTATTAATTCTCTTTTGTGTTCTTTCTGCGAGTTGTTCACGAAGATTTCCACCTTCCCAAATCCACTCTTTTCCTTCCATGATTCCAGATACAAAAGCATCAGGAGCAGAAGGATCGGCAACGATATCAGCAGCAGTTGCTAACATGAAATCTTCACCTACAACTTTATAACCTTCATTACTAGTTTGAAGTGATCCAACACCACGAGATGAAACTCCAAGTGTTACACCTTCACCAATAAGAGATTTTGCAATCTTACCCATAGGTGTATCAAGTAATTGTGCCTTACCCACATAATTATTTCCTTCTCTACGAAGTTGTGTAATTTTATGAGAAACACGATCTAAGTTTACAGTAGGACCATCTGGATGTCCAAGTTCTCCTAAAGCACGACCCTTATTAATAAAAGATTCGCTATAGCGACCAACTTCACGATTAAGAGTTTCTATAGGATACATACGACCATTACGGTTCTTTATATTTCCTTGTAAGAAAACACCCTCAATATACATTTTTTTGTTAGCACCTTTTCCTTCAGTGATAAACTTAACGTTAGATACTTCTTCTGTAATTAGTTTCATTTTTCTTAGTTACTATATCCTATTGCAGAAGCCTTAACTCCAGCATTTGCAGCGAACACACCCTGAAGTGGTTCTTTTTCTAATTCAACTGAGTCACCACCTGCTAAAGTAAATGAACCAACGACTGATCCACCAACTGATGCTACTAGTGTGACTAGATGTGCATTACCAGTTGTATTCACAACACGAACTAATCGTGCATTACTAAAAATATTAGCACCACCAGTATTAGTGCCTAATGCAGCCTCTGCACCTTTTATTAAAAGTCTAGCCATCTTCTTGTGATTCCTCTTCTGGTTCTACTTCACCATCAAACATAGAGTTTGCGACTGAAGAACGAATTTTTTCGATCTTGTCAGATGCTTTAGTGTACAACATATCTTTGATTTTTTCTGTTGTATCTGCAGCAGAACTATCAGTTGCAATCAAATCGACAACATTATCCATGAAATTTAAGTATAGTTATATATTTTATTTATATCTCGGCCAATTTGGTATCTTTCTTTAATTGGTCGTAAGTCGTACCACCATCTAAAGGTTGATCCATAGGAGCACCCATCGCCATTACATCCTCTTCAGTTCCAGGTGGTAATGGTTCTCCAGTTATTGGATCGATAGCATCTGGATCTGGTATAGTTCCATCTTTAATCTCTTTCTCAATTTGCTTATCAAGTTCTTCCATTTCTTGACTACTTTGTCTAAGAACTTTTGTTCTTACCCATTCTTGAGAATAATATCTACCAATGTATGGTTCTATTGTTGCAAGAGTTCCAAGTCTTTCATTTAATAATTCAGACTCTTTAAGTTCAGCAAACTGATTGTCATATAGGAAGTCATATTGAATATGATCACTTAATTGTTCCCAGTCTTCTGGGGCAATAATATTTTTAAGGATTAATTGAGTTCTTAAAAGATTACTAAACAAATTAGCAAATCTCTTTCTTAAACGTCCTACAAACTTAGCAAACTTAAGTTCATCTCTTAGAATTTCTGATGAACGTCCTAAATTGAATCCACCATCAGATGCAATTCTAGATTCAGGAACACCTAATGAACGATAGAGTTTCTTCTGGAAATATTCAATATCAGAAAGTTCTCCAAGGTTTTGTCCGCCAGGAAGTGTTGTGATTTCAGTTCCTCTACCACCTTCTCTTCTAGGCAACCAGAAATCTTCCATCATAGACATGAACTTACGATCATCCCTGATCTCACCAGTTCCTGCATCATAAACTAACTTATTTCTATAACGAGACATTACCTCTTTTAGGTACTGTTCTGCTTTAACCTTTGGTAGATTACCTACATCAATATAGAATATTCTTCTTTCTGGTGCTCTTGATAATCTATAGATAACAAGACTATCCTCAACCATTCTAAGTTGATTAAGAGATTTAATTGCTTTGTGAAGATATGAAAGACAAGTTCCTTTGTTTCTATCAAACAAACCTGAAGTTACATAACAAATAGAATCCTTTGCAATTTTTATAGATCCTTTACCACCAGCAGCACTTCCTGCAGAGAACATCTGTGTTGGGAAGTTTGGTTTTGGTGTATAAAGATAATATTCATCTATCTCAGGATAGACTGCTTTCTTCATATCATGACCACTATTGGCCATGTTATAATCATTACCCTTGATTTTCTTTTCTTGCCTGATGAATTTCATTTTCATCGGGTCGATATATCTTACTTCTTGAATACCGTCTTGTGGTCTTTTGGTATCAATTACTTTCATGTAATATAATCTACCATCTACATACCAGTTTCTAAAAATTTCATGGGCTTTCTTATCAAAGTCCATCATTTCTTTGATAGCTTTAAACTCTGCTCTTATAGCATCTTTTAAACCATCACTAGCATTAACATTAGATAATTCTATTTCAATAGGAGAATCATATAAATCACTAACTAAAGCTTCATTAACAACATCCTCTACAGCAGAATCTGCTTCTGGATGAAGTACCATTTCACGATATCTTTTAATGAGATCGTATTCTGTTCTATAAACGCCCTCTATATCAACATACTGACCATAAAAACCACTCGCAATATAGTTGTCAACCCCGTCCTCATTGGTTTTTGGGACAGGGGCAACTATAGAGGGTGGTTTCTTCTGGCTATCGTCAATTGAGAATCCAAAAAGTTTTGGCATAGTATAAACCGTTTCCTATTATTATAGCACTATTTATTAATTTATGCTCTCGCCTCCAGCGTTAGCACCGACACCTTTAAGTGATTCGTAGTAAAGAACTTGTAGTTCTACTGTAAATTCTTCGATGGTATCTGTAGTTTCGTAAGAAAGATCCATCTGACTTAAGTTGGTTGGGAACACATCAAAGAACTTATATGTTCTAAGAGTTGAACCATCACGGTCTAGCTGGTGAATAAATGCATCCTGTTGATAATCTGCAGGATTATTAAATCCAGTAGCATCAGAAAGTCTGTTGATAACGTTCATCCACTTTTCAAAAGCAGAACGAATGGAGAAATCAGTATCGTTAATAACGGTAACTGTCCATGTATCAAAGGTTCTATCTCCAGCAATCTTCAGGATTCTTCCCCTGAAGTTTACATCGATTGGAGTGATATTGGAAGCAGGAAGTGCTGCTGCCTTTACCAAGAACCTAGATTTTTCTTTTACATCATTGTCGATTGCTATCGAATCTGGAAAAGCAAGTTCTACCTCAAATAGATTGGGTCTTGCACCACCACCGATTAACTTACTTTTAAAGTCTGTAATCTTTCTTAGTGGCGGTCTGTTAAGTTGGGTTGCCATTTGTTTTTTATACCTCTAAGTTAGTTAAACAGAACCGATTACTTCATCGAATGAAATCCCAGTTCTTGTAGCAACAAAGGTTAGACCGATGAAGTTGATAGAACGTGCAGGTTTCACAAAGATGTCTGCTACAAATTCATTGTTATCTATAACAGCAGCAGTGTTATTTGTTTCGTCACAAATAACTCTGAAGTCGTAAATACCTCTCTTTGATTGAACATCACGCATGAAAGGTTCAACGATGTTTACAAAATTAGTTCTTGTAATTTCGTCGTTGAATTCAAAGAGTTGGTCTTTTGCAGCACCCTTAATTGCTTGCTCAAGATAGATAAACAATCTACGAACATTAATGCGATCAAAAGCAGATGCCTTACCAAATCCAGTCTTATCTCCAAAGAGAACAATACCAGCACCAGGTGAGAAGATAATTGGGTTTATTCTATTTGAATAAAGTGTATCTCTCTGTGCCTGATTTGGATTATAGGCAAGTTTTACTGCATTGAGAATTGCTCCTCTTGCAGTACCAGCAGGTGAGAACCAAGGCCAGTTGTTAATATCGTTTCTAGCACATAGACCAGCAATGTCTCCATTCATTGGTACATAGCGGAATGTATCGTTGAAACGATCATACATGTACTTGTAACCACTATCAAATACACCGTATGTGGTAGAAGTGATAGGAGCGTAGTAACTAACTAGATTATCTGTAATCTGTGAGTTTGAATATACTGTAACTGATCCAGCAGCAGTATCATTCAAGAACTGATTTCTAGCAGGAGAAACAAATGCAACTGCATCCTTTCTTTGCTCTGCAACAGAAATCACTTTATTAGCAAGTGCTTGAGAATCTTCCTTAGAATAATTTGAAGCACCCATTAAGACGAAGTTAACTTCATACTCATCTGGATTTTCAAATAATTCATATCCAGTAGAAAGATCACCGATAGTAACAGTAAATGAACCAGATGCTGTTACATCAGTAGTACCACCGTAGTTCTTACCACCACCAAGTGTTAATGTAGTAGCACCTATACCAGCAAAACTAATACCTTGTGCATCCTGATCCCATCCGTTATCAGAAGCATATGTCCAAGTTCCAGCAGCATAGTTAGTAGTTGTTATACCAGCAGGAGAAGAACCAGCAAAGATTTGTGATGAATTATTTGCAATATACTTTCTCCAGTTAGAAGGAGTACCAGCAGAGAACTCAGCATCTTTTGCTTTAGAAACATTTAAGTGCTTCTCTAGAATAGATCCTGCATTACCAGTAATGGTTCCAAGATCATCAAAAAGAACAACATGAACTTCGTCAAATCTTGAACTTCTTGCTTCAGCAAATCCTGAAGTTCCTGGACGTTCAGCAACGCTACTCCACTTAAGAGTTGAATTGCTTAAGTCAATTGTTTGTGCATCAAACCAGTCTGCTTGTGAAGCAACTGTAGTTGTGGATCCACCACCTGTATTAGATGCAACTTCATAACTAAGTATTTGACCAGCGTTAAACTTATAAACACCACCTGGTTGATAGTCCTTATATGTTTCTATTCCTGCTGCAGATACATGAGCAGTGAATTTAACATCAACATTAGCACCAGATACTTTAGTAACAATTCCTTTAAAGTATCCATCAAGTACTGATGTTGAACCAGCACCAGCAACAACTGTATTTGGTGGAACCGCTTGGGTAACACCAACTCCAACAGTTAAAGTACTAACACCAACTGTTAATGTTTGGTCTGATTGACTATCAATGATAGCAACCTTAACTCCATTTGACCAAGAACCAGGGTTCCTAGAAGCAGCAACTACATCAGTAATTGTATTGGAATCATATCCTTTATTATTATAGTCGTCTAAACTATCAATTCTGACGCTACTTGCTGTTCCAACAAATCCATTTGTCAGATCAACGTCTGCAGCTCTTACGACTCTTAGCAAACCACCGTATGCGAGATAAGAAGATGCAACTAGGAAATGCTCGTAGTGCTTATCTGTCTCTGCTGGTTCACCAAAATTATCTAGCAGATCTTGCTCGTTTTCTACAAGAATTGGTGTGTTAACAGGCCCTTTTGCAAAGGGAGCGACTAAAGCACCAACATTAGCAGATGCAGTATCAACTCTACCTATGGTAAGGTCAACCTCTTTTACGACAATCCCAGGAGATGCTAAATTTATAGGCATCTTTTACTCTCCGAATCTCAGATTATTTCTGAAATTATTTATTGAAAAGCATATTTTCATTGGGGAAACAGTACATGAACATTACCAATCTGGGTATCCCCAATCTGTAAATGGTTTCCTTTTTCGGTTTTTAACTACTCTTCTTATTGTACATACCTTACATTCATATGCATAAGCAGATGGTAAAGAATTTCTATTTTTACGTGTTAAATAAAAATCTTCTATTAAATTTTTTACTTCTCCACATTCTCTACACTTTCTCTCAGTAAATAATAAATGTTCTAAGTCAACCTGATCATCTAAGTCCATTTACAATACTTGAATAACTCCATAGCAATCAGGAATCTCATGACATAATTTAGATTCTATACCCTGCTTTAAAGTCATAGCACTCATAGCACATGTAGAACATGCACCACCTAATCTCACTTTAACAATGTTTGTTTCTTCTTCGATTTCAACAAACTCTAACCACCCACCATCTGCCTCGATGTAAGGTATAAGGTCTTCAAGAACCTTCATCACATTTTCTTCAGTTAATTCCATTACAAATAATCCCACATATAACTCATACCACCACCTTTATCACCATATTCATCTACATGCCATCTATCACCATCATTATCAACAAAAGTTTCCTCATCATTAATACCATCTGAAATAAATCCAAATGGAGCCATATCTTGTTCTATCTGATTCTTTTGTTCCTCATATATTCTTTTACGAACATCATTATCAGTCATTTCCTTGAAATAGTCCTGTGCAACTAACCACGAAAATATAACAAGACACATTGCTAAGTCATCATTACATCCTTCTTCTGCTTCAAATGATTGATGCTTCTGTGCAAATGTGGTTAATTCTGAAATAATATCATAATCACAAGTAATTATTTTATCATCCTCTAATAAAGTTTTTAGATTAGAACATCCTAATTTTTTAACAGCTGAAGTTGTTCTTACACCAAGTTGAGTCTTCTTTCCAGAGAATCCCTGACCAACAACTTGACCATTTCTTCCTCTCATAGAAGCCATTAATATATTTTCATATTCAAGATCGTAAAATAATATTGATGCAACCTGATCTCCAATATCATTTACTTCTACTAAAACGTAAGCATTATTATACGCTTTAGCAATATCTCGTATAATATTAGGAAATAACATCGGTTTAATTTCATTATTCCGATATTTTGCTATAACTTTATATGGAAACTCAGTAACATCAGCAACAATAAATGCAGAGTAATCATTACCCAAACCCCTTGCTACATCTACAGTAATTATATAATTATGATCTTCTTTAACTCTTTCGTATATGTCTAAACCTGCACTTCTTTGAATTGGTTCCTCATATACCAAATTTCTAAGTTTTGCTGGATTAATAAGAGTATTAACAGAACCTAAGAACTCACATTCAAACTCAACCTTAAACTGTTGCTCTGAAGTGTTTGCAATAGTTTGTGCTTTCCATTCAGCATCTCTACCTGGAACTTCGCTCCAATGAACATCAGTAGGAATATATTCATTCTTCTGTCTTTCTGCATCATGCCAATACCTATAAAAGTGGTTCATCCCATGAGGGGTAGATACCATTATTACTTTCGTTGATTTACCAGAAGTAATAGTAGGATAAACAGAGGCAAAGAACGACTCAGCAATGTGATTCGGGACGAAAGCGAACTCGTCAAGAAAGAGGATATTAAAGGACATACCTCGGACAGCACTTGCAGACGTAGAAGCAGCCAGTATCTTTGATCCGTTTTCAAGTTCTAGACTCCCTTTGTTCCATGAGATTATACCCTGTTGCATCCATTTAGGCAAATTCTCATATGCAGTCTGCAATCTACTTAATAAGTCTCTAGCAGTTGCTGCCTTGTTAGCAAGAATACCAATGTTAGTGCTATCATTAAAAACAGCATAATGTAAGAGATAAGATACAGAAGTGGTAGACTTACCAGTCTGTCTAGGCATCTTACATATATTGAATCTATTCTCATGAAAGTTTTTAATTAACTTCTCCTGAAAATCATATGGATGGAATTGAGTTAATCCTTCATCCAAAGAAACAATCTTAATATAGTTCTTGGCAAAATATACTGGATCCTTCTTACATTTAATAAATTCAACAATCTGCTCTTGGGTAAACTCATGAGCAGTATTAGCCTTTTTTAAATTGGGATTACCAAGATAGACTTCTTCCTGAGACATAACAAAATTTACTTATTAGGTTTTTCGTTATCTAATAATCCTTGTTTAAGCATTTTGGATAACTCGGATGTAGATCCTACAAATAGTGCATTATTTGTAACATTACTTGGACCTTTATCTTTATCCTCATCAATATCTTTAACTTTCTTTTGAAGTTCCATTAACTTATCAGTAGTATCAGCAACTGACTTAATGATCTGTCCTGCAACTTCATATGCTCTTGGACTTGCACTTTCACCAGCAAGTTCTAGTATACCATTAAGAGATTCTTGTCCTTTCTCTATAAGTGAATATAAATTAGCACGAGTATAATCATAGTCTTTATCAATATCATCACTTACATTTCTAAGCTGATCTTTTCTCTTAGCACAACCCCCTTCTGGAGTTGTACTTACATCAATAGCATTAGTTGTATTTAATGCATCGTCAATAGAATCATAATTACCCATAACTTTAATTATACGTCAGCTTGTTGAGTTGGACTATAAGTTCTACCATCAGTATAGAACGTAGTAGTTTCATTGAATCCGAAGTTATCATCCATATCAACTAATAAGTCATCTGCTGCGGTTAATACGTCAATTGATGTATTTTCCAAATGTGTTGTCTTAGTAGTACCATCATAACCTCTGGAAACAATAAGTGTCAAGTTATCAGGTTTTTCTTTAATCAACATAATCTCATTATCAATAATAATTCTATTATTAACTGCAAAGTTAGTAGAATCATTTACAGCAAATCTAGTCTTAGTCTTAGTTAATGCTTCACGTAAGGTAGCAGTATTATCATCATTATAATCTTCTCTTGCTTCAGGTGTAGCAGTATATCTGACTTCTCTTTTTGCTGTAAGTGATGTATCTGCAGCATAATCGACCTGAACCTTCTTAATAAGACCTTCAGGTGTATCAGCAACTGGACCGAATAGATAAGTCTTAGCACTAAAATTTAGTGTGTATATTAATGCTCTTCTAGTTGAAAAATCTCCTTCATAATCATCTTGGAATGAAATATTATCCAAAACAATTGGTACATCTCTCTTTTCATTAATTGTATCAACTAAATCAATACTTATATTAAAAGATGGTTGGAAATATGGAAGTATCTGTTCTACTATCTGTAATGCGTCATCGTTTAATTTAGTTAAAATATTTAATTCAAATCCTACATTATAAGGAACAGGCATATAAACCCTTCTCATTTTATTATTATCATCAAGTGCTTTGAATACTTGAGTTATACCAGACTTTCTTGTTGCATCATATGTAATATTAGTCATCTCAAACGACATTCTTGGTAATGTAATTTGAACTGCTCTGTTCAAATCTGGGTTTTGTTCCAATCTTGCTAAGAATTTCTGCATTGGACCATAAGCCAATGGAACTCTTATTTCACCACCAGGAACACTACTAGAAGATTTATGTCGTATGCGAATATCATTAAATATCGTACCAAAAGCAACGACTGTCTTTCTTAATACTTGATGATAAAAATAAGTACCTAACATTAGTATACACCGAATGGATTGGATTCTGTAAAGTCTAATAACGAATCTGCTTCAGTCTCAAATTCATCATTAGAATCAAACTCATCATATATATCTCTATTGTCCCATTCATCAACAACATACTGAGCAAATTCTCCAGTAATCGTTGATGATGTACCAATAACCGTTTCACCTGGATAGAATCCAGCAACTGTAGTTCCTATACCAACTTGAGATATTTTAAGAGTTCCAGTAGTTTCATCCCAATCTTTAACTCTTGCGTCAGTTCCTGATAGTTGTCCATGAACAACCTCATTATAGAAGAATGTACCAACTCCAGAAGTTGTAGGTGCAGCAATAACAACATTAGGAACAGATGTATATCCTTGACCTGGATCTGTAATTCTCAAAGATGTAAGTACATTATCAGCATTAACAACTGCTTCAGCAGTAGCAGTAGTTCCAGCACCACCTGGTCCTGCAATAGTTACTATAGGAGGAGTTGGATATCCAGCACCTTGATTAGTAAGAGTAATACTCTTAACACCTCTCAGAGTTGTTTCTATTGTTGCATCTGCAGTTGCTCCAGTTCCATTACCACCAACAATTGTAACTGTAGGTGGTGAAGTATATCCAGATCCAGCATCAGTTAATATAATTCTTTCAATAGAATGTACACCTTGCCTGACAGTAGTAATTGCAACAGCACTCGCATCTTGTCCTGATGCATGACCTGTAGTAGAAATAGCAACTGTTGGAGTTGCTGTATAACCACTACCATCTTGAAGTAATCTAAGTTCTCTTATATAACCAGATGGTTGAGATAACACTGCAGTTGCAGCAGCAGTAGTTCCTGCTCCAGTTACCTTAAGGGTTGTAATAAATCCTTCATCTTCTACAATTTGATCAATCTCCTCAATAGAAGTATCAATAACCTCATTCTCATATTCAAAGAGTTCACATTTTAATTGATAAACATAAGTATTACCTAACTGATAGAAAGGATCTTCATGCTCAACAAATTTAATTTCAAATAATCTACCACCTAATGGGAAAAATATTAAATCTCCTTCTTTTGGTCTACTATCTACTATAACTTCTTCATCTGGAAGAGCAACCAAAAACGCACCAATAAAATCTTCAAATCTTTCTTTTGATATAGTTACACTTAATTCATCCCTAACTATACTCATACCAAACTTGGTCATAATATCAGCCTGACCACCATATCCTTCATAATTATTAACATAGACTTCTAACTGAAAATTATCATCAAATTTAGAAGTTTGAACTTCTTCAATAACAGTTTGTCTATTAACGAATTTTCTTGGTATATAAGTTACCTCAACACCAAAAGTCCTCAACTGTTCGTTGACTAAATCTTGAACAAGTCTTTGTTCACTAGCTGCACCTTGTAGAAAATAAGAATTTAAAGCCATGTTATCCTATGAAGTCCAGTGGTGGTAACTCATACTCAAGTTTGAATCTTTCTCTAAATGATTCCAATGCTTTTTCTGCATCATCATATATTTCTCTACCATTCATTTCGATTCCACCAGGAAGTTTAACTCCTTTAAATTTAATCATATTCTGTCCCCATTGACGTTTGATCAATAAGGTAACATATTCCTTCAAGAATATATCATTATAAATCTGATTAAAATCAGCAGGGTCTAATGCTCTCCAACAATCAAGAACTAAGTAATTATCTACAGTTTGAGCACCCCAATCCATATCCAAATACAATCTACCCTGTCTTTTATTAAATCTTATTTGCTTATCTGGTGTTAATAAGAAATCAATATCCTCCAAATAAGTCTTAGTCATTGCATACTGTAAAAGTTCAACTGAATTGAAGTAATATAAGTCATTTAAAAATAACTGATACTTAATACTAAACATTCCAGAAGATATAGAACTGGAATCAAACTTAAATATTTTTTCTACACCAACTACAGAATCTGGAACCTGTATAAAATTAGATGTTTCATACCAATTACTAGCTGTAGTTCCATATCCAGTTATCGTACTAGATGTACCTACGGTAGTAACTATACCTGCACTATTTGTACTACCACTATCATTTCTTGCTCGTCCTCTATCAATATCTTCCTGACTCATTCTGTATTTGAGATACATCCTCTCAACACCATCAAAATGTCTCTCATTAAACATCTGAATGCCGTCATCAACAGCATCTTCTATCTGTTCATCATCAACATTTATCTCTAGTACAGGAGCACCCAGCTTCCTTAAACAATATTCTATAAAGTCTTGTCTATTTGCTGGTTTCATCTTCTTCTAAGTCTTCTAGTAAATTGTCATATTTTTCTTGCAATTCTTTTAGACTTGCGAGAAGGTCATTTTTCTCATCCAAGAAATCTTGGGTTAGAGTTTGTACTTTTGCCTCTAATAAGACATTCTGATTTGAGAGTTGTGCTAATTTAGCATTATAAATCTGAATCAAAACATTAATGTCAACGTCAGTTTGATTAGCCATAGTTAGTTAATTAAAAAGTTCCCCCGTCTAGGGTATCAGTCCAAGTTGGTGTACCAGCAGCAGTTGTTGTTAGAACATAGTTTGATGTACTAATACCAGAAGCAGGTGCTACTGTGGATTTTTGTAATCCAGTATTATCAAAGTATACCACTCCACTGGTAGAAAAATCACCAGATTGATAGTATATACCTTTAATATCTAGGTAACCTTTAGTACCACTTATAGTACTATTGGTATCTGTTGCATCTGGAATGAATGTCCACTTACCAGTAGAATCATCATATCCAAAGAATCCAAGCTTAGTATTTGCTGTACCAATACCCGTATTATAATTGTATGAAATACCACGATCAGTATTGGTATCATAAGCATGGGTAATGGTTATCTGAACTGCGGTTGAAATACCAGCAGTAGTTGTACCATCAATATAGACTGTCTTAGAACCAGTATTATAAGAATGAACTGTAGTTCTACCTGCTCCAGGTAATGAAGCATGAGTTAAAGTATCACCAGTATTAATACCAGTAAGACTATCAAGAACGATTGCAGAAACACCACTACCAACTGTTGTTGTAACGGTTCTACTACTTGTTACATCACCTAACTTAAAGATAGTCTCATTTGAAGTAACTGATGTAGAGTTAACAGTAGTTTGAGTACCATCAACCTGTAAGTCACCTTTAATGATAACAGTACCTTCATTACTTAGACCATCTGGATATGGGTCAATATATAATTGATTTCCTGCACCAGATCTGGTAGCAATAATATTGGATGAAATACCAATATTATCAATCTCAACCCCACCAGTAACAACCATCTTACCAGTGAAGTTTGATTGTCCTTGGTAAGTTGATACACCAGTAACTAATAACGCATCAGTTTCTGTTGTTCCAGTAACATTAACTCCGTCAACACGGGTTTGTAGTTTATCTGCATTATTAAAATATAAATTTACTGAACTTCCTTCATTAAATACTGCCTGTGTTGCACCACCAGAAGCATTTCTAATTCTTAAAGTATCTGAATCTATTCTAAGTTCACCCGTTCCAAGATCTTGAATATGACTATGCCCACCTGCATGTTTTATCTGAAGATCTTCTCCAGTACCCCAACTAGAAACAACATTATCAAGATGCTTTTGATTTCCTTCAAAGGTACTTATACCAGTAACTCTTAAATTACGAACAGTTGCCTCGTCAAGATTTACATCATCACCAACATATAAATCTCCACCTACATATAAATCTCCAGCAACAGTAGAAAGTCCAGCAAACTGAACTTCACTAGCAAATGTCCAAGGAGCACCAGTTACTCTTACTCTATCTGTACCATCTTCATCATATTCTATCTTGGCATCTTTACTAGTACCAAAAGTGAAGAAAGTATCATCTGGAACTACTATCTCACCACTTCCATTAGGATCTAGAGTAATATCACCATCAGTATTAGTTGAAGATATTGTATTAGCATCAAAAGTTAAATTATCTACATTCCATTGGTCAACCTTACGGTTTGAATCCAAAACAGCAACAAATCCATTAGTAGCTGTTGTTGGGTTATTTTGTCCAGCAACCAAACCTGGAGCAATACTTAATAAGTCTGTATAATATCTACCGCCAATTTCCTGTGGATTAGAAGAGTTATCTCCAATAAATGTTCTACCACCTTTATTACCGTGAGTACCTACACCAACAGTGTTTGCAACTTCACCGTAGTTAAGAGACCCTGGTGCAGCAGTACCAGTCGATCTTTTTACTCGTATAATACTGGCCATTAAAAGCTACCTCCGTTGATATCTAGATTCTGTGTTACACCAGGTGTTAATGATAATGTTGCTTCCCATTTTGATAATGTAGAGTTGTAAACCAACACCATACCATTTTGTGGGGTATTTGCACTTACATCATTTAATCCAGACAAGTTAATAGTTTTTGATCCTGATAAGGATGAAACAACTTTAACTGCTGGTGCTTGACCAACTCTTACTCTAATAGGCATAATTATCACCCATGCGTAGTTACTCCAGCTCTAACCATTACAGATCCTTCAACTACTCTAGTTACCGTATTTGCAGTGTCAGTAACTAAAATATCATACACATACCTTCCTCCTTTTATACCTGCACTTGCAGTAGATGTTAAACCTACTTTAATTACACCTGTAGTTGGATTTGGAATAGTAGCATCAAACGTAACTTTTGCTTTACTAGTAGGATGCTTTCTCATAGATGATTTAACCGAGTAACCAGTCAAATCCAATAGAGCAGCAGACTCACTATCTTCTAGAGTAAATGTTTGTTCAAATGTTGTTCCAGTATTGATAACTAGATTACTAACATAAACAGCAGCCATTTATTATAATACTAAGGGGATCTAGAATATATTTATACTATTTTTGTTATCTGTTTTAGCATTGACTTTATTTCGTCAATATCCTGCTTAATCTTGTCTAATTCTTCTTTCTGAGTACGTTTAGCAGACCTCATCTGGATATATTGATTATACCCAGATATATCAGTATTTACTATTGCACCAGACTTATCTCTATAAAGATTTTTGTGTCCTTCAACTGGTATCATTATGCTAATGCTAGAGCTCTTAAATCTTTAAATCTTGGTGGATTTGCTTCATCAGTTCCACTAGATACAATCTTGATTTTGAATCCAGTAAATTCTTCAAGATCATCAGCAGTAAACTGATATTCAGAGAACTGATCATCACGATTTGGATTCACAATTGCATCTGGTAAACCATTATTTAATTGATCACTAATAATAGTATCTCCAAATCCATCACCATCAGCATCAGTCATATTAGCATATCCAGGGAATAACTCATATCCTTGATCAATTTCACTTGAGTCTGGTCTTGTGAGTTTATAGAGAACCCTGAAGTCAGATGAAGCATGTCTATGTGCAGCAACTAATACCTTAAGTGATCTTGCTGGTTGTTTCAAATCTATTTGATTTGAAATATAAATTGCAGCATGACTATCACCAGCATCAACATTAGCAATAGATTGATCAGTATAGTTTGCAACTGGGTTGTTTAATTTATTCCTTTGGAATACTATTGTACCATTCTGAGTATCTATTATTGGAGATAGATCTGCATTCTCAGTAGTAAGTCTCATACTTAATGTAAGTGATCTATTCTTAGGTAAATCATTTAGTTTAGACAATTCATTAACTTCAGAACAAACGATTCTAGTTGATGATAGTCTATTAGCTTGATTTAGTTCAATATTTTCATAACCTTGATCTTCAAATGAAGATTCAATTCCACCAGCACTTGTACCAGATACGGTTCTTATTTGTGTAGAAAGATTAGTTTCACCAGGAGTCAATACATTAAACTGTGGAGCAACAGAATTAAACTGTATATTCTTAGATGAGAAACCTCTAGGTCCACCAACAGTATTTTCAGTAGTGAAACTCATTTGCTGATCACCAGTCATTCTGGAATCATTAGTACCATTTCTACCTGCTTTAAGATAAAGTTTATCAATATCTTTAGAATTTCTTACTAGAGCAGGAAGAGGTGCAAGACTATGTGTTGTATTAATACCAACTAAAGAAGCACCATTTAATTCATATCTGTAAACAAGATCGTCTACTTTATGATTTTGAGCAACAGTACCATTAATACCTCTAGTTGAAACACCAATAACACCATTACCATTAATACTATTATAGAACATAACTTCCTGTCCTATCTGCAAATAACCAAAGGAAGTTGTTATACCTTCAAAGTTTGCAAATGTACCAGTAGCAGCAGATCCAACATTAATAGTATTATCTGTAGATGCTACATCTACTACTAATTTTGTTGGAATAGTATCAGGTTCAATACCAGATATTACAACTTCATTAGTATCAGAATGCATACCATGACTATAAAGTTCTAACTCAAATACATCACCTTCATAAAGATCACTAATTACAGAACTAGCACTTGAAAGTGCAGTATTTGCTAGAGAAACAGCAACTCCTGCATCATCATAATATACTAATGTCGCACCATTAGTAAATTCTTCACCCTGACAATCAGTTAGGAATAAAGTATCAACACTAGCACTAACATCTTTTAAAGTAACTTTAGCACCTGAACCTTTAGTAATATTTGATGTTGTGATGCCCAAAACATCACCTTTAACATAACCAGTACCTGCATTAGTGATATTAACTGTAGTTACTTCTCCAGCAGAATTAGCAATAACAATTGCTTCTGCTCCACTACCACTACCACTTATATTATAAAGAGGAACACTATTAAATTGACCAGTTGAATAACCTACACCAACTGCAGTAATATCTACATTTGTAGTACCAGTTGTTGCTGGATGTCCTAGTTGTTCAATATAACCAGTTGGTCCTGTATGATTTACACCACCAGCACCTTCACTAACTTTTCTTCCAACTGTTAATAGACTTAATAAGTAAGCATTTGAAGTAGCTGCAAAAGGAACTTTTAACTTTCTTGGTAAACATCTTATTGGATTAGGTAATAATCCTGGTATTTGACCAGTAGTATCATTAAGTTTGGGATTATAGAAATATGCACTACCTGCAGCAGAAGTAAACTGACACTTATTGAGTGTAAACTTAAGATCTTGGAATTGATTTGCAGACCAAATAGATCCGTTCTGAGATTTAAATAAACTACCACCAAGATACTGTTTAGAAATAATTACACTTTCTGTGTTTGGTAGACTAAACGTATCAATTGTTGGTTCACCCATTTCAGCAATCCACATCTCATAATT